CCACTGAGAGTAAACACCTTGTGTCCATAAAGTAGAATCGTATGTCTGCTCGCCGCTGGGGCTACGGTAAACCTGTAAGTTTGCGTCCCAGTAGGGAGGCAAATCAAAGTCTGTTATATCTGCGCCGTAATTATCATTTCGTTCGTAGTTGACAACAAACTCTCTAAGTACAGTTCTGTAAGGTTTAACCTCGTTAATATATTCGCGATAATAATCTTGATTATCGGCAATGTAAGCAGGGAATTGTTCCAGTTTTCTAATATATTGTGTAGCTGTTAGGAAACTGGTTTTAAATACCCAATCAAGATTCTTTTGCTCTGTCAATGCGTACTTGATGATTGCAAAGAATATTTGATTATATTCGTATTCTAAGTCGTCAATGAAAATTTCGTTTTGCATTGACAACATAATTTGTCGCATTTCCTTAGCAGGAATTGTGTCTGTGGAAATCTGAATAGTTCCGTTTTCGATTCCCACTACAGTTAAACTTAGATCGGATTCAACGTAATAGATAATAAACTGATTATCAGCATCGTGAACAACTTTAACATATTGGTCAGCAACTAGAGTTAATTTACCTAGCTCAATGTTATTGGCAACAGTAACGTCCGGTGCTCTGGTGTAATCGTAGCCAGCTTCGTACCAACTTGAATTGGTCCAATACAATGTAGTCTTGTAACTTTGTACTCTAGACAATATCCATTCAGTACCTGACCAAGAATAAATTGACCATTTGGTATCTTGTGACGAGTCATCAATTACTAAAACTTTATATCCAGATGCAAAAGAATCTGTGTTTAGGTAACTTAGTTCTTCTTCAGTGTTAACAACCTGATCATATTCTTGAGTATTTTCGTTGGGTATTGGCTCGCTGCTGTTTAATAAATTTAAAACGCGACGCACAGTAACAGGATAATCTTGCAAATAGGTGTTAACAATGCTAAGGTAGTTGTCCCACGCTAACTGTCTGTCAATGAACATTGTTTGACGGGGACGAACACCAATTCCGTACCGCTGTGCAGGAGTAAGCACTGGATCCGGAACTACATTTCCCAGCTGATCTTGTCCAGCCAAACTGTCAATCATTTTACTTTCGATAAACGGAGGAATTCTACTTGCTGGATTTTTTTCTTGTACCAGTGCATATTCGCTGTGTATTAATCCGGCATTTGCAGCCTTGCTACCAATATGTAAAATAGTATTTTGCCCTGTCAGCTGATTGTTGATATTGTAAATTGCAATAGTGTCGTTGCGAGGAACCACTGCGTATGTAACCCCTTGACTGCCGGGATTGTCGATTGCCGCAGTGATACTGTAGACGCTGTTATTCTTTCCAGGGGCAATAGTATCTTTGTTTACTACCCAGAAATAATATTTTATTTTTACAGCACCCGATTGATCAACATACCCATATGTACTATAAGCAGAATTGTTAGCAAATACCGGAGTTCCGGTGCCAGTGTAGGCACTGGGTAGGCTCATACTTTCGACCCACTCGTATACTTGAATTTGGCTTCCCGGAAATTGTTCTCCCCAGTGTGTTATTCTGTATATTAAAGAATCTTGTTCGTAATCAATATATCTGACAGAATTCAAATCCCACCAAATTGTGCCAACCTGTTCAGGTCCCCAATGATAGTCAACAGAGACTGTACCGGAGCCGGCATTATAGTATGCTGGATCATTGTTACGCTGATAATCAATATCTTGCAATACTGAATTTAGTACTTTTCCTTTAGCAGGGTCTATGTAGTCAACTGTTGATAAAATATTGTCGTTTGTTTTATTATAAACAAATATTCTATTGATACTGTTAATATCCACACGAGGCTCTTGTTGTCTAGTCAAACTCCAGGCCTGACTGTTTATATCGTTAACAAATACGTGTGCAGATCCAATAGCAGATGTTTTAATTTCATTATTAGCCCATCGTTCGTCTGTCCCAGGGGCACCTGCTATAACTAAACTATCAGTTAGATCAATGCTGTATCCAAATTCGTCGCCTGATTGTACCTGTACTGCAATTTCCTGTACATAGCTGTATACGTTTGAGTTATTGGTCAAATCTGTTATCAATTCAAATACGTAAACTGCTCCGCTGTTTGTTATGTAGTCAACAAATTGAGTAGTGTTTGTATCAATGATTGTAGTTGTTTCGTCAAATGTTGTTGTTTCATCTGCCGGGCTACCTTTGCTGCCAACTGCAAGAGTTTGCGCATCACCGGTTACACGTACACTAGTACCAAACGATCCAGTTGCACCCTGTGGATTTACCAAATGTTCTTTGTACACATACGAACTGCCATTGTGTACCCAACGCTCGATTACGCCATTTGAATAAGTCAATAATTTGCTGCCAGGGACACCAACAAATAGGTTTGTTCCTGTTGCATCTGTGTCTAAGCTATAACCAAATTGTGCCCCAACATTTGAGCTGGTTGCTGTTGTAATTGTTTGCGCTAAACTAAATGTGTTTGCTGATCTATTATAGATGTAAACATTTCCATTTTCGTTTACTGTATTGTCTGCGTCTGACGCAGATACTATTAATACTGATCCTGTGCTGTTGGTTTTTATTGCTTGACCAAATAAGCTACCAACTGTACCGGATTGCTTCTTAACCCAACTATAGCTTGGTAACACAACGTTGGCTGTATAGTAGGCCTCAAACATATCGTTGTCGGCACCGCCAACATACAACCAGTGCCGGTCTGCACTTAGGCTAACACTTGATACTGCGGTAATATTAGCAGATGCAATAGTTTGCACCCAGGCCGGAGTTATACTGTTGGTATGGCGATATACCTGTACAGTATCAGCAGACCCAACAATTAATAAATTACCTTGCGCATCCAACACCTGACCAAATTGTGCGTTGGTATTGGCCACAGTTACGTTCGCTGAATAATCGTCCAGAGAATAAACTTTAACCTGCGATTGTCCCGGATTTCCAACATAGAAATATGATTCGCCAATACGTACAGCAGATCCAAATCGACTATTAGTCGTAACGGTGTTTGCAGTTAGTTGAGTATCTGAATCGTTATTCCACGGGAATGTAAATGAATATACTCCCCAACCTTCGCTGGTAGCACGGTTAACCCATAGGCGATCATTATTTTCCCAGTGTCCTGCTGGTCGTACGCTGTTAACATCGGTTATTGAATTAACAATCGCAGAAGTTAACTTGTATATTATACCACTGCTTTCTGTTCTACTGCTAGTGGCGATCAGATCCAATGGATTCTGTAGTATGATTGTTACACTGGTTGCAGTAGGAACACTAACCACTCGGTATAAGCCGTCATATTTTTCGTCAAAGTCTGCAAGTATAAAATAATCATTGCGCACAAATGTATGCTGAATATCAAATGTCAGTTTAGCAAAAGAATCTAGTGCATATACCAGTGTTGTTGCTTCTAAATTAGTAATGGATATTCTAAATACATTCCATTGGTCATTGTAATCTTTTGCTACCCATACTTTCTTACCGTCCCCGGGACTGGGTATTGATGTAACATTCTTGATGTCAAAATACGTATAGTCAATATCTTGTACGTTTACAAAGCCCGCGGTCGGCAAATCAGTTGTATAATTTGTTTGTGTTCTATTATCATACAAGCTAGTAGAAACATTTAAAATATTTCCAGCCGAGTATACGTTTGAAGTAATATTGCCTGTATAGGAATATGTATTCACCGCTAAGTTAGCAATAATATTGCCAGTGCTAAATGTATTGGCAGTTAATGTAAACGCAACAGGATCGTTTAAGAATTCACTTTGATCTAAAACAAACTCTGTGTACTGATTGCCATTTAGGTCACCGTATGTGCCAACGTGAAACGCCCATTCTTCGTATGTCTTAATGTTACCGGACACGTTATTAAATGTGGCTCGTGTTAGTGCTTCTACAGCATTTGCTGTGCCTTTTTGTTTGATATACCCTTGATAAAACTTGGTCTGAGTAGGAATAGACATTCCCAAGTCCGTTAGGTAAGGTCTTTCTCTAAATCCAATTAGACCAGAACTGAATGCTTGTAAAGTTTCATCTTGGGGCGGCAAATCTACATCGTAAATTCTTTCAAACGTTTGTGCCTGTGTACCAAGACTTGGTAATAGACCAGATCGTTCGTCAATACTAGACGCCACAGTCCAAAGAGAAAAGTTAAATGTTTGGCTAGCCGGAACATTATTAGCCGTTGCTGTATAGTATATTCCGTTATACTCTATTAGATCACCGCGTCTATAATCTTGTCCAGTTTTCCAGGCACTGATATCTAAGTTACTGTAAATATATCCGGCTGCACTTAATGCACCAGTCCACGCACCAGTTTTAAATCCAGTTACTTTTAATCTAAACTGACGTGTTCCTTGAGAAGGAACGTATATAACATCGCCGAAGTCACTGGCATTATCAAATATCAATACACTTTCGCTTTGTATCAAATTGAATCTAGCAAATCCGATGCTGGCGCCATTGAGAGCAGTAATTTGAAAGAAATTCTGTTCTGGTGATTCTGTTCGTAAAATATTAAATTGATTGCTTTTAATTGGAACAAAATTTTGATCCAGAATCATACCTTTGTTAGGTAGGTTAGAAATTTCGTCTACCATTGATCCGTTGGATGAGAAGCTCAGTTTAGCAGCCATTGGATTCAATACCAATAATGTGCCAGAATCCCAGCCTTGCTGTGCCCAATATAAAAATTCACGAACGCTCAGAGTCCAATTTCTTGGTAATCCCAAATCTGGATCTACCGTAGTAAATAAGAACCCGCTGGCTGTTAGCTGTCTTTCGTAACTGATCAAAAAGTCTGCCAATTGTTGTGGCGTTGCAAACGTTGCCCCATAAGGAATTGAAGTTACTGTTGTGCTGCTAGATTGATAAATCTTAACTGATAAATTGTTAACTGTAACTACCGCAGGGGCACTAGTATTAACTACGCTGGGTAATATATCAAAAAATGGTTGGTTGATGTTGTACCCAGACACGCTGTATCCAGCCTGTGTTTTTTCAACAATAACTGCGCTATAGGTAACGGTAGTAACTGGAACAGATTTCCCGAGATAAACATCATAATTGTTATCTGGTAGCACTACGCTTGAATTGGTACTACCCGGACTTGTTTGCTCTGCAGAAACTGTAAGTATGTTTTTGTCTGTGAATCCTGCGGTTTTATATGCCAAGTTAACATTTAAGTTTTGTAGATAAGAATTGATTTTAACCACAGGATCAATTCCTAGATTTTTTAAATAATCTCCAATCCAGTTAACATATCCGCTGGTACGCAACACAGTACCCGGTACAGTGGTAGTATCACCGTTTACTCTAAGAGCCGACGGAGTTACTTTTTTATTGTCTATATTAGAAAATTGCCCTGTTATTGCATTTTCAAAGAAACGACTTGTATCTATTTGTGTAGCAAAATACTCTGCAGGTCTAGCCAATGATAATGCTAATTGTAAAGCATAAGGAAAATCGCTGCTGCGTCTCCACGCTACTTCGCTAGGAGATTGTTCACCCACACTAAAGTTGCTTGACGCACTTGTTATGTTATATTGCTTAACTAAATTTGCATCAGTTGGCGATAATAAATTACCAGCTGCATCAGTTGGTATAAAATCTTTAAGATTGGGTCTAACAAATCTAGCATCAGTATACGACTGCCCATTGTTCCACACATAGCCAGCAGCTAAATCGTCCCATAGTGTAGTGTTTCCATTTGTATATGGACCGGGGCCGTAACGATCTTCCCACCAACTTGGCTCAATGTCAAATCCTAACATTTTCCAAGGAGTTGTATTTGGTGTATCTGTGTCAAACCAATATTGATAAATTGCTCTCCAGGATCCTTGTAAGAATGATCCGTCAACTATATCAACAAATTTATTGTAGTTCCAGGTCCAGGAATCATTGGCATCATACCATTCATTGTTGGTGTAATCAATATTGTTTACGCCAACCCAGTTTAAAAAGTTTTGGCTTAACAATTGATTCCATTCGTTCAATGAGTAGTCAGTTGTTCTAAATCTACCTGGTATAACATCTTCTGGATCTATTATATTGTTTTCGTAGTTGGACTTAATATTATTATAAATTCTACGTTCAATTTCTAATAGATAGTCGTCGCGGAAATCACCAAACGCAGGTGTCAATGATCCATCGTGACCACGTATTACATCTATGGGAGTTCTATAACTATCATCTGTGTAAATCTCAGGAGAGAACTTTGAGTATAACCCCAAC